GGCTTTTTCCATAGCTGATTTAAGTTCAGGAGAGGGCTGTGTAGAGTCAACCGTTGGAGCAACAGGGGCTGGCATCTTTGCAGCTTCAACAGGAGCTTTGAAAAAATCTTCGTATCCCGGTGTTGCCCTGCCAACTCTTTGAAATGGTGGCGGCACGGCTTCAGATACTTTATACCCTGCTTCAGAAGCTGCCTCTGCAAAATAGGTAGACACAATGTTGGCATTACGTGCATCCGGTCCCTTTGGATCTAAGTCGCCGGGGTACTCTTGTGCGT